GCCACGGCTGGAATGATGTTCGTTTTAACCGGATTCGACCCTGGAGGAATGGCGAATGTCGGCGGGATGCTCTGGAATTGCCCTGCGCCCGCTCCGCCAGAATACTGCGAAGCATAGCCCAGAACCATGTGCCCGCTTGTCGTGTTGGAAACCATTGTCAGGGTTGCATTGTCCCAGACCCATGTGTAGGACGCGCCGTTGGCCGCGATGTTGGTATAGGTTGGATTCGGCGTCTGCGAACTGTCGTGAATCAGGAATGGAGAGATTGCCGCTCCCGCGATGCCGGTCAGCGTTCCAGTCGTTCCCCATGATCCGGTGACAGCCAAGGTTTGTGTATCGAGCATTCGGAATCCGCTGCCCGGTTGGTAGAGGCAGCAGTAATATCCCGTGCCCTGAGCGCCAAGCCCGAATGACAAATTGAAAATCGTATCGCCTTCGGAAACGGTGAGCGTCCCCACCCACTTGATGACATACCCGCCGGGGAGGGGGCCACCGCCCCCGTTCGAGAAGTCGCAGAGTTGCACCGTGCTTTGATACGTCCAGACGCCGCCGACCAGTGAGTAAGTTAACTGGTTGATGATATTCGGCGTGCTCACCGGATTGTTGTAGATGATTCCCGGCGAGATGCGAGAGAAGCAGTAGGCACCCGTCAGGATCGGGCCCGTGGTCAACTGCGTGGCCTGCATGGTCGCAGGATTGAACTGGAATAGGTATCCCTGAGCGTTTGTGTTGTGCAAGCAAAGCAGGGTGTCGTCCGTGTTCCATACTGAGTAGGCCGAGGTATCGTCCGTGGTCTGCATCGACAGATTGTTTCCGGCGCCGGACGTAGCATCGGTAACGCGCACGATCTGTGTTCCAAAGTCGGGATCGGTGACGAGGGTGTTTTTGCCCGTCAGTCCGCCGACGTTCGGATAGGTCGAGGGCAACTGCACCAGGGCAAGATCGGTGCGAAGATTCGGTGCCGCCATTCTCTCTCCCCTACGTGTAGGTGTAATTGTTCAGATTCACGGCTGTGCCTGTCAGGTTATAGACTGCATTCCAGACTTGCGCTCCGCCCTGCGCCTTGATCGTCAACTGGTACGTGGTCGGGTTGGGCAGCATGGCGTCGTTGAACAGGAACGTCGCGGTCAGGTTGCCCGACGTGTCGAGGTATCCTGTGAACAGGCTCGGACAGATACAGGCGACGGATAGTTCAATGGTGTCCTGCGAGAGTTTCCACTGATAAAGGCCAGATGCAACCGGGGAGCCATTCGGCATTTGAAAGACACCCGTGACCACGCCCATCCCTAAGCTCCTGCTTTAGTTAGACGGCACGGGACTTAGGCAACGTAGCGGACTGATTCGATCATTCCACGCGGCATTCGACGAAGTTGCTGGTAGAGTTCGCCATCGCTCGGATCGAAGGTCGAACCACAGTAGGGGCAGACTCCGCGTTCGACATTATCGGATTGCGTGGCCCAGGCGATGTTCGAGGTTCCATTCTGCCGGGTATGCGAGCAGTTCTTTTTGGCTGCTTCTTTCTTGCGCCAGTATTCCGCTTCGCCTGCAATCTTGCTTGCGTGTTCGCGGGCTTTCTGCGCTTCCTTGACGGGATCGAAGGGAGGCTTGCGGATTTCGGAGACAACCGTTTTGATCGTCTCTTGAAATTGGGCGTTCTGCGTCTCCATCATCTTCTGAAAGACGGAGAGCATCTGCGCCATCGTGAGCGGAGAATTTGCCGAGTCCTTAACTTCCATAATTAGCTTTGTGACACGATCAGATCGAAGCCCGTTGCCGCTGTCGTATAGGCGGCTCCGCATGAGAGCTGCACGACAATCAGCGGATGGTTGCCCGCCGCATAACTGCCGGAAGTCGCGCCCTGAAGGTAGGCGTTTTCCACGCACACGCCAGCGGCAGCGGCAGTTTCTCCACCGGAATATCCGCTCGTCGATCCGCCCGCTTCTGGAATCCATGCAGCGAGCATTCCATTGCCTTTGAAATTGAACGCGGCGGTCAGGGTAATCGCTTTGACCGCTCCTGCGGTGAACACCAACCCGCCCGTTGCTGTGCCATTCGATGACGCAGGGAAATACTGCACCATCTTCTGCGGCCCTACGGTGCGCGTCCAATTCGGTTTCTGAAATGCGGCCCAAGCCATATTAGTTCCCCTGTGCTCGTGTCATTTCTATCTTATAGTTTCTGATTATTTCACCCACGAGCGCATTCGCCATGTCGAAATCTTGGCGGGTAGAAAAAGGGAAATCGAATTGATTGATAGCCCTTTTCAGAACGATAGTCTTGTCGCCATCCCAAGCGATTTTCGTGATTTCGCCAATCATATTAGTTCCCCTGCGATTGGAAGAACAGCAACCGAGTACCAGCGGTCAAAGTCGAAGTCGCGCCTGCGTTCACGAAAGTGAGAGTCAGTGTTCCGGTTTCGGAATAACTGACGAGGCTGGTTGACGTGTTGGTTTGCTGTGCGGTCACGCCCAGAGCCACGCCTGCTACGGCGATGCCGCCCGTGACGGTTGATTGCACGGCGAGCACGTTATTGGTCGAGTTCTGCAAAGTGGTATAGGCGACGGTCGCTGCCGAGGTCGCGGTGGTCAAGCTCGGGATGATGAGGCCGACAGGGAGAGACGGCTGGAGCACGCGGGCGGACGTGTTGTTATAGACAATCGAAGTCGTGGCAGTCGTGGTGCCGGTGACGGCGACGGCGGTAGCCAGCGTACACTCCGTCCACCAGCCAGGGCCGGACGGGGCATTCGTAACGAGAGTTCCTGTGACTGCCATCGGTTGTCTCCTTGTCCTACATCCCCGTTAGACGGCACGCAGCTTTTAGTCAGCGAGGTCGCTAGCCCAGTGTCGAGCGCGTTCATCGGAGGTATCCACCACGCCCCAGAGCCTCCCGAATTGTGCTTGCGAAAGGTCCCCACTCCTGCGTAGACGGATCAATACCTGACGCCAGCCATAGATGAATTCCGTGGCAAGCCGTTCCTGATTTTCTTTGATGATCGAGGCTTCGGGCATGTAGCCGTGACGAAACGAAGCGTTCGGGCTTCCTGCCGCGACTTTTTCTTTGCCTACCATTTTGTAAAAGCCAGCGCACCCAGGCACGTTTATGGAATCTTCGACGAACAGGTTGGAATTTTCTTTCAGAATGCGCTTCGCCAGTTCGTTCGACCACATGCCGTTTGTGTAGCGTTTCTCGACTTGGGTGAGGCTTTGCTGATCTGGGTAGCGGAAACGGTCGAGCATCTTCTCGGTGCCCTGCCGGACGCCTTTGACCATTTCTTCGGCGGTGTCGAACTCGCTCACTGGGAGAGGCATCAGCCGTTCGGTCGTGAGATCGCGGCGCACTTTGACGTGTCCTTTGACCTGACGCTTCGCTCCAGGCTGCTGCTTTTTTTTCGGGACGAGCCAGCCCTTCGTGTGCACGCTGGTATATTCGTTCGCTACGACGATGTTACTCATCCGGTGATTCCTTCGCTCCCCGGAGTGTCCTGAGTTCGTGGCCTTCGCGCGTCAGATACAGCGCAGCGACTCCGGCCTGATCGAGCGGCGTCCGGTCGTAGTTCGCATGTTCCGGCCAGTCCCCGTACTTCTGAAAAAAGATTTGCACCAGCGAACCGTGAGTAACGATGACGACTGGCGCTGATGCTTCCATGCCACGGCGGACAGCGCGTTCGATAGCCCCAGTAGCTTCGCTCTCAAACGCGCTCCATGATTGTCCGCCAACTGGAACTTTGTCAGGATGAGTTTTCAAGTCCTGAATTTCGAGTTTGTGCGCGGCCATCGAACGGCCTTCGAGCTTCGATCCGACATCCCATGAGCGCAAGCCCAAATCCGTTTCGACTCCGCAATTACACGCCTGCGCTATGGCCATTGCCGTAGCCCTGGTGCGCGAGAGATCGTCTGTGTAGACGCCGAGCACCATCCGGTCGCTAAAGAAGTCTCTGAGGGCTTCTAATTGCTTTTCTCCGGTAGCGTTCAAGGGCTGATCTTTGAGTCCCCGGATGCGGTCGTTCGCGTCGTCATCGTTCTGGGCGTGGCGGACGATGTAGAGGATTGGGTTGCCGATACGCGATGCCGCGTCGGTGGCGAACATTCCGCTTATTGAGAATGAAGGCGAATAAGCCATTCCACTATCCTCTGCAACTCCTCTACGCTGGCATTGTTTTTCAGCCAGTTCGCCTTGTGTGACATCACCTGGACGTTCCCGCGCACATAGCCCAACTCGGGCTTGATCCTGTCTAACGTTGGCGCCCATTCGTGGCTCTGCCGATTCCCTTGCGCCAACGGCTTGCCGAAAACTGGACATAGGGCCGGGATCACTACATCTTCATTGGTTATATTGAACGGAACGCCGTCCCGCTTCGCACGGAATTTCGCAGATTGGATCATGACGGCGGTTAAGTGCGATCGCCCCCATCGAGTGTGAACGTCATATTCACAGCCTTTGCAAATACGTCGGCCCGCGCGAAACTCTGTGGCCTTCGGCTTGGGAACTTTGCAGCGACGGCAGATCGCAATAGCGATTCCATTTTCCGTGAATTCTTCTACCGGCAACAGCGATTTGCATAATGCGGTTTTACTTCTGTCACGTTCCACGCGTTTGGCATTGATGCAGTCTTTGCAAACCAAGCGCACATGTTGATAAGGCCGACCTTTTGAAACGGTCGTTGTCGTTTCAAACCGGTCAGCCTCTTTTTCGATACCGCAAGCCTTACATTTCTTTGTCATGGCGTATAATACTATACGCCACATTTACGCCCACTGTCAACTGATACTTGCCTCTGTCTTTATTTGCCTGAATCTTGGATTGAGTGAAGGGTTAGCCGGAACTCGCAAAGCCGCGTATTTGAAATTATACGCAGCTGACGCTCCTACGACACGGGCAGGGTCAGCAACCGAAGGTTCCCAGTTCCGAACTGTGATCTGGAAGTTGCGCTGCTCCGGGATTTCCGTCGCGCCCAGCGAAACGCTGAACACGGCGTCCTGTCCAATGACGTAGGTTCCGTAACCTGTTTTGCCGGTTGACGGGAAATTGGTGAAGGTGGAGGCTGTAGTGGTTTCGATGAACCGCACTCCGCCCACGTCGATCACGCGATAGGCTTGCACGCCGCGCTGCAATTCGTCGGCACCCTCGCGGTGGTACTTCAAAATGTCGATCACGCCGCCGGCTGTGTTGTCGTTCAGCAAATCAAAGGCTGGGGCCGGGGAGATCACGCCGACAAACATCCCGTCAGACTGCGGGCGCACGTCCTGGTTGCGGAGCGACATGGCCGCCTGGCGAACGAGCGATGCCGACATGAATTCGTTGTCGGTACAGGAAACGACAATCGCGGAGACGGCCAGAGCTTCGGCTTCGTACTCGGTGCGCGCCAGCACGCTCGCGGTGAGCGCGGCCTGATAGCCCATTTCGGCGGCGGTGTTCTCGACGATGGGATCAATCGCGGTTTCGACCAGAATGTCGGAGAACGATGCGAAATTGAAATACTGCTGCACTGTCACGTTGCGAATCGAGGTCGTCGGATTTTCTCCGGTGCCCACGGTGCCTTCGGTTCCCGGCGTGGTCGCGGCTCCGAGCAGATCATAGCTGTAGAGCTGGATAGTACGCCCGTTGCGATCCGGCAGTTTCCGGCGCGAGGTCGTCGCCACAAAAGGCAGGTTGGCTTTCAGATTCTCGACGCCCACGCGGTCATAATAGATCGAAGACAGGTGGGACAGGCCAGCGGAGGATGTGAGAACGGATGCGGGCTGATATGCCAAGGGAGTTTCTCCTGTACATCCCTTTTAGACGGCACGCAATTCCGGCGTTGCCCTATTTTCCCCGGCGCAGCCCTGCGAAATAATCCTTCTGCTGGGCCAGTGTCATCTTGCTGAATTTCTCGACATCCAGTTGGGCGGCGTTCGGAGTCTCTGGCCTGCCTTGGTTCGATGGAACGATGGTCGGAGGAGGCGGCGGTTCGGTGAGGTTCGGGTCGGGGGACAGAGGCGCCGCTTCTTCCAGTTTGACGAGTAGTGACTGATCCCCGGCGGCCACGAGTTGCTGGAAGGCGAGCAGCAGATTTTTCTTGGTGATCGGCTTTTTCTTCTCGTCGAGCACGGCCATGATCTTTTTCGCATTCGCCGGAGTCGCGTGATAGGTTTCCGCTTCCATCAGAAAGGCGGCTTCCTCGTCGAGTCTCACACGCTGTGCTTCGCGTTGTTCGGCGCGGCTCAGGTTTTGCAGGATCGTGGACATCGGTGCGCCGTACTCCGCTTCTTCCAGTTTGCCGAGGGCCATCTGCGGATTCTCTTTCCACAGGTTGAGGATTTCGGCCTGCTCTGCCAAGGTCAATTCCTTGCGCTTGAATTCCATTGGAACGTAGGGAGGCTTGTCCTCGTACTCGACTGGGGCAGGCGGAGTCTGGGTCACGGACTTTTCAATCAGTGTTGCGAGTTCTTCGATGGTCGGGGCTTCCAGCACTGTGCCGTTTGCCAGCTTGTGCGAGAACTTAGGAACCTTCTCCGCTTCCAGTTTGGCGGCAACTTTCTGGGCAAGTTCCTTCTCACCTTCGCCATATTCAATGGGGCGCGGCTTTATGTCCACATCGTACTCAGTGCCCATGTGGAGATTCTCGGCTGAGTTCGATTTGCCCCACGGCTTGCGGTCGGCGTTGTTCCGCGAAAAGTCGGTGGTCGCTTCAAAAGGCTCGATGCCCTTAGTGATGTCCGTTGCCATTCGTTTTCTCCATTTCTCCGTCGAGGTCTGCGGGGTCGAGCGGTTGCGGCGGTCGCAGAGGGTGATTCAGGATGTCCACTTGCTTTGCGATTTCCTCAGTCAGAATCTTTGCGAATTGCCGCACGCCTGCCAGCCGCATCCCGCAAGCCCAGTACGCATCTCTTGCCGCGTTCGGCGCGAAGTTCAAATGCTGATCTTCCAGCCGCGCAACCATGTCCGCCACGATCTTGGTGAAGATTTCCCATCCCGGTTGCTGCGTGAGTTCTTTCAGCGCTCGCGCATTATGAATCGTTCGCAGGTACTCGACTTCCTGCTTCGACAGCTCAATCTCAGGCGCTTGGGCTTGCATTTTCGTTATCACCTTGGTCCTCATTCGGAGCGCCGGATATTGGATCGGCTCCCTCTTTCAGTTCGTCCACCAACCCTTTTACCACAGCTGTGCCCGATTGCGCTTGCCCCTTCGCCGCGATCTGCTGTAACTGATTCTTATTCTTGAACGCTTCCATCGCCATCTGCTGCGCGAATTCATTTTTCTGTCTCAACGCCGCCTCCTCTTTCTGATTCATCAGGCGAATCCACTTTTGCGTGCCCGCGATCTCGGATATGTCCGCAATGGCCTGCGCGATCTCCAACCAGTCTACCGTGACACCCTGCAACTGCATCGCTTCCTGAACGGCCTGCTGCTGGAAGATTTGCAGCATGGGCATCATGTTCTGCGCCAAAGCCTGCCGCGCCTTAGCCTTCGCAGACGCCAGCATACGGAACTTGATTTTCGCGTTCACGACATCGAGCATGTCGCCCTGATAGTCGTGCGCCAGTTCGTCGGTCAAGATGCTAGAGATTGTTTCTTCGTCCAGCCACTTCGAGTTGCACTCCTGAATGAATTCAAGTGTCGGAACGAAGATCAGATCGGAAATGAAGTCGATCAGGTAGCCGAGCCGCGCTCCCACGCCAGCCGAGAGCGCATTCATCCCGGTCGCGGTGCGCGTAATCGACGACGGCCCCTGCTGCCCGCCTTGGGTAATGAGTTCGTTGGCGCCGCTGCGCCGCTGTGCTCGAGCGTCGGAGGCTTCGACTTCGGTGAAGGCATCCATGAGCGCGGGCGGGTATTCGATCATCTTGATCCCGTCCGCATTGTCCGTGTCCATGATGCCGCCGGGACGGAGCCTCAGTTGCTGCGCAGGGGTATTAGAGCCACGAACTCTAATGAAACTGCCTGAAAGCCGGAGGGAGAGATCGTCAAGTCTACCGTTAATGACTCCCTGTTGAAGACGCTGCTCACCTTTGAGGAGCCGTGCAAGGCCGATTCCGAAAAAGCTGTCCAGCACGTCTGTAAAACAGCAGCTTCGATAGCATATTTCGTTGAAGGAGTTTTGCTCATTGATGATGACCAGCTTTCGATTCAGTAGAACATAGTGGCTGGTGGAGTTCCAGTATTCGATGACTTCCAGTTGCTCCTTGTTCGGGTCTGCCGTCGATTCCTGATAGCGCGGCATCGCCTTGAATTCCATGTTAAGGTCAAGGGATGAAATGCCTGTGTTCATTACCGACGTTGTTGACCGTCCTTCGAGAAGCGAACGCTCGGGACTTTCTTTTGGCTGATCGAAGTAGGATTTCAGAGTTTCCGTATCCGGCAACAAGTTCCCGGGGACAGTTCGAAAAGCCCTTTCAAGCGCCTCAACGCCCATATACTCCCGGTGAATCAGAAATTGCGATTTTCGAACGTCGGGGCAGCGCAGTTTCGGATCGGGAATGATGTAGCGGACGTGCACCGATTCGCAGAATGGCTCATTGACTTGGACCATTTCTGTTTTCATCATCCACTTGCCATCGCCTTTTTCGTAGGTTTTGACGGGCACGTTGTTGACCATTGCTACTTTCGGCACGCCCCGGCGGACACGCTTGCGGACAGGCTTTTTGTAGCGCCGCCAGCCAAGGCGCATGTAGCACGTCCCGTACACCATCAGTTCCTTGATGCACTTCCGCAACTCCTCGCGAAAGCCCATCTGATCGAGTTGGTAGTTGATGAGTTCCTTCGCGGCCCGTGCAACGTCCTGTTTGGTTCGCGCCCGCGCGATGATCTCGAATGGCGGCTGATCGGCGAACAGCGCGGACATCACCTGCGGCATCAGGCTTTCGATGTGCTCGTAGATCAGGGGAACGCCCAGCGAGGCGCGGGGAACGCTCGACCCCTCCCAGAAGCCTTGCGGAACGCGGAACAGATACAGGCGGTCGTCGGCGTCCCACTCGACCGACATGCCCTTGGCTAGCAGGTAGTATTCGGCCCGGTTGAGGTCTTTCAGAACTAGCTCTTTGACTGTGTCATTTTCGGGAAGTTGGGGAGGCAGCGGAACCTGATCGGCCTTGATTTCCGAGGCGAACGAAATGCTGCTTTCAATGAGGGCCATACTTATGCTTTAGTTAGACGGCACGTTATCCGCACAGTCCAGCCCCTAGCGATTCATCTTCGCGATCCCACGACAAAGCAGGCGAGTAGAGTTCCGTCCCGTACACCGCTCCCATTGCCAACGAACTGCTGAGCGTGCGGTAGTACATCAGCCGCGAGATCGCATGGGGAATGCCGCGCAACTTGAATTTCGGGAAGCGGGAGAATTGTAAGTACAGATTACTCAGGTGTGGCAGTTCGGCATGAAACCACAACTGATTTTCGCGGAGCAACGGTTCGAGCCCCAGCACGTAACTGATCGCGGCATCTTCGGTGTCATCGTTCCCGCCGAACTTTACCCAGTCAATCGGAAACGATAATTTCAGCATTCGCAGGCGCGAGGTCAGTCCCGCTTCGAGCAGCCGTTCCTTGCGATTGTCGGCCAGCACCATGCGCCAGATCGGCCACTTCTGCCAGAAGTTAATCATCAACTCGATAATCTGCGACGGCTTGAATCGGCCCATCACGAGATCAATGACGAACAATCTGCCCTTGCCATCCCAGCCGCCCACCACTCCCACGACTGGCTCCGCTTCGGGGTCGATCAAATCGAACTTCCAGCCCATCACGACATTCATCAGGCCCGTGTCCGGGTACTTCTCGCGCTTGATGGTGCGCCGGATCATTTCCGGTTCCGGGAAATTGTCGGCTGTTGCCGGGATCGGGTTGTTGAGACGCTGGCAGTTGAACAGATACGGGTTGTCATTCTGGATTTCGAGCAGTTCTTTCAGCGTCCAGCGTTCGGGATGCAGGTAGAGCATGTCCCCCGGCATGTAGGTTTCAGGAATGTGGAAGCCGTTCGCCAGAGCAAATCTTAGGTCGTCTGTCCAGATCGGCCGGACGTGAATGCGCCACTGCCCTTTGTTCGTCTCAATAATTTTTCCATAGAGATCAGACCAGTCGTAGCGCGTGCCGCAGAGTTCGCGGTAGCCGTTTGGGTTGAGCAGGTTTCGCGCCAAGTCCCAGTCGTCCACCGTTTTTTGCAGGAGATCGCGGGTCTGGTAATTTTTTTCGTGAACCAGATCATCACCACAGAGCCATTCGTAGTGCGATCCGGCTTTTACCGATTCGAGCGTGGAAATCGTCAGCGTCGGTTCCCGGCGCGGATTCTTGCGCATCGGATGCGTCAGCCCATAGGCTGTGCCGAAGTCCGATGGAGCCAAGCCTTGTTCACCTTTTTTGTCGCTCCACGGAACCGATTCGGGATAGAGTTCGCGCAGCGTCGAGTTCGTCAGCAGTTGCGAGCGTGTCTCCTGAATGGTGCGCTTGACTAGCGTTTCGATGCCCGACATGCGGAGCGTAGCCACTTCTGGGAAGTTCACCCAGTTCTGCAAGCTCTTGCCGATGGAAATGGAAGTTTTGAATTCGCCGCGGGGATCGAGGATCAGATAGTTATGAATTTGATCCTGCGCTTCAAAAGGTTTCGCTGGATCGACCGGTCCGTACACGTCGCAGACTTGCTGGTGGACTCTGGGCAGCATGTCGCGGTAGCCGAGAATATCGTGACAGAAAAAATACAGATCGCGTTGCCCGCGCTCGCGGGCTGATTGCTGGACTTCGGTGAGAGCGGGCCAGCGGGGAGACTCTGGAATGTCAAGTTTTGCTTGTTCCGGCTTTGGCTCGTCGGGCTTGACTGAGGGCGATAGCGACGGCCTGCTTTCGGTTTCGCACTCTTGGCCCTTTGGAACTTCCCGATCGGAGAGTTCCGTGCTTGAACTCGTGGAGAGTTTTTTGGACCTTGGCATTTCCTAGAACTGATTCCATAAAAAATCGGGGCTGGCGTTAACCAGCCCCAGGCGGATGCAACGCAAGAAGTCTATCGCCCTGTGACTTTCTCGGTGTACTTGGCCGATTCACCGAAAGGGGCCCTATACGAAGCCTGAAGCTCTTTTCCATTCAGAGTGGACATCGCGGCAATCGTGTTTTCCGGCCCGCTCGAATCGAAGGGATGACTGATGTTGGCTGGCGAGAATGCCAGGTCTTTGGTTTTGGAAACAATTTCGTCTGCCATGCCCATATTGATTCTCCTCAGAAAGTGTTCTTCGCGTCCTTAATCATTGGCGGCTTTTGCGCTTTGACTTGCGCTTTCGCTCCGCCCGTTGGGTGCATGTAGCTTTGATTCACGCCGATCCCGTTCGGTGCGGGCACCTTGTACGACTCGTTCAGCATGTGCCCGTCCTGAATGGCCGCACGAAACGGGTTGTTCTGCATCGACTTGTCGTCGAGCTTCGCCCCGAACTTGCCAGTCTTTACAGGCTGGTCGTGCGCTGCGTGAACCTTCATCGGATCGCCTTGAACGCGACACGAGCCTGCTGTGCGGCGCCCGCCGAATCGTTCACGTCGAGCAGGACTGCCGAGGTTGACGTGCCCGCCACGGTCGGAGTGCCGGCCAACGTGACAATGGTGTTGGTGGAATCTTCGACAAAAGTGATGCCGGTCGGCAGAGGCCCGGAGGCCGTGGACATCGAATAGCTGTAGGGCGGAGTCCCGCCGGACACGGTAGCGACAGCCGTTCCGTCAGTGGGAACGCCAACGGTCAAATTGAAAGTGCCGGATGAGGGCGTGATGGTCAATGGCGTGGCTGGGCCTGTGACTGCGAAATTTGCGGAGAACTGAACCTGTGACATAAATATTCCTTTCGGTACTTTGACGATCAATTCAAAATCTTCGTGCATGGCCTACTTGCCCCAGCCGCTCTTTTTCGTTACGACTGTTGCTGTGCCTGTGGCGTCCGGTGCGGAATCGGAAATGTCCAGCAAAACTTGTACGGTCGTCGGTGCCGTCGCGGTCGGAGTGCCTAGCGCGTAAATATCGCCATTCTTGTTCACTTCAAAGGTGAGGCCGGGGGGCAGAGGGTTTGCCGCAACGCACGTATATGGCGGAGTTCCGCCTGACACTTTGGCGAGCGGCTTTGACGGTACCGCGGCCCCAGCGTTTAGTCCCAACGTGACGCTGGTCGGACTGACCACCAACGTAGTCTCGACCGCTGGATCAATGGCTACACCGACTGACATCTGCTTAGTGGTCATAGAATATTCTCTCTCCTACATCCCTCTTAGACGGCACGCAATTCACCGATGGAGTTGGTCGGTGGTTCCCAGATGGCCGAATTGCTGACGATAGCTTTCCGGCGTGATGCCGTGCTTTCGGAAAATGTTCTCGCACATCGAGTCGAACATCTGACGTTCCGCAGTGTTCATGGATTTCGGAGTGTACTCGCGGATTTCTTTCATGGCACGCATTAGGCGTATTTCCTGATCTTCGGAATGCTGCTCTCTTTCCGATTTGTCCTCAACCACAACGCTCCGCACGCCAGCGGGAGGAAGTTCGTTCGTCCGCAAGAATCTCTGCCCCGAATAGTCAACCATCAAGCCATTGTCGCGGTATTCCATCAGCGTATTGTACTCTCGACTGGCCCCTGCTGATTTTCGTCACTGCCGCCCCACGATCCTGTATCGGGTCTGCTATCCCCGCCCGAACGGGCCACGCGAGGGCCGCGAGTCCGGGCCGCCGCTCCGGGGAAGTGACCCCCTTGCGAAGTCGGAAGTGCTGCCGCCCCTCGCAGGCATGGAAGCTCCGAGCATCTGGCCCGTAGACATGAAGCCTGGATTGCTCGAAAAATTATGTGGGTTGTCGATTTTGTCCATGCCGCTCGGATTGCCACGGATGTGCTCGCGCGTCGAGTCGGGAGTTCCAAAGGCAAGGTTTTCTTCTTTGCTCTCCGCTTCGATGGCGTCAACGCTGGCCGCTGCGCCGTACTGCCACGATCCGGCCGCTTCGATGATGTCGTGAAAATCCGATGCCGCGTTGCCATTGCCGCCTTTGACTTGCCGCTTATTTACGATGTCCATGCGGAACTCCTCAGAACCACACTAGCAGAAAACCGGAATTGATAGTAGTGACCTGCCACGATCCGTTTGCGTTGCCAGATTTCCCCGGCAATGTGAGTTTGATCGGCCCCGGCCACAGACTGACGGTCTGATTGACCACTGCGGCTTTGCCTTCTGCCAACACGTTCCCGTAGAGGTCTGCGATGACTGCGGCATTGCCGACAGTCGCTGGCCCAACCCAATCAATGCGCTTCGCGAGCAGCGGGCGCGTAAAGGCTATTGTAGCCGCCGTGTCGATGTACAGCGGGTTACAGGTGAGCGTGTTTGCCATTTGCTTTCCTTAGACGGCACGGGCCATTTTCGCGGCTTCGCACTCGACGCAGACGATCTCTCCGCGTATGTCGGTGACGTACTGATCTTTGATTTTTCCGCAGTCGGAACAGACTTTGTATTCAAGTCTGTTTTTCGCGGCGTGCAGAAGTTTCTGCGCTTTCCGTAGAACCATGTCCGCCTGCGCTTTCAGGCTCTCCGTGCTTGCGTCCATGAGTTTGTAGAGTTTCAGGCGGTCGTGATGGTCGCAGTAGTTTCGCCATGACCACCAGAGATTGCCTAGGACTGCGAGCGCGATGATGATTTCCATTGCGATCATGAGTCCTCTTTTATCGCGCACCCAAGTCCGAGGATGAGGTAGATGCGGGTCATGTTAGTTCGATTAAGCATCATTGTGCCGTTGCATTCACCCAAGCGGTGTACTGCATCGCAGTTCCGCCCACAGAAGCGTAACTGCCTGTCACGATGTTAACGGCAGTCGTCGGTTTTGGTGTGATCGGGACAACGCCTTTGCAGGAGTTCCCAACAGTATTGGTCACAGTTCCAGAGCATCCGAGCGTACCGGTTGCCCATGTGGGCGTGATTGCGACAGTTTGCGTGGTGTTGGTAAATAAGTCGGTATAGACGACGGAACACGTTGGCAGCGTGCTCGAAGTCGTGGCCGCTGTCGTCAGCAAGATTTCGCAACTCACATTGATCGCCTTGGATAGTCCCGGCGTGAACAAAGTGGCTTGCGTTCCGGTCAGGTTCGCCGTCTTACCTCCGAAGTTGCAATTGGCGTATATGTTTTCCAGTTGCCATCCGGTGCCAAGGTCGCCAGCGCCAGAGATGCCGCACGGAACGTGGCTGGCGATGTTAATGTTGCCGTACTCGTAGCATCCGTTATGTCCGCCTGAGTCGTTTACGGTGCAGTTCATCGTGCCGGGGAACAGATCACCGTTACTTCCATTGGATGAGATGTTGCTGATGAGAACGGCATTGACAATTGTGCTTGAGGTTGAATCACCGGCTTGATTGAGTAAGTATCTAGTATGGCTACCTGCGCCTACAATCGGGCCAACCGAATCCTTAATTGTGACCCCAGTGACTGCTGAGGCAACACCGCTTTGTCCGAAATGAATGTTGGCGTTAATGCCATTGGCTGTGCAACCCGCAGTGTCAATACGATTGCCAACTAGAGTGTGCCCGACACCCTGCAACCTGATCGGTACTCCGAATCCATAGATATTATTGTCTCGTGTGAGGCCATAACTGCCGCCATCCACAACGCCTTGACTGGAACAATTGCTGCTGGAACCAAAGCCTCCCAAAGTGTTTCCGAGGAAAAACATAGTGTTGGTTCCTGCGGCAAAGCCAAGTGGATTGTTGAACCCGCAGCGATTCGTTGTGGAGTCGGTAACTACCCATTCATTGTAAGAAACGGTCGACTCGGCCGCATTCTGATCCATCTGAAAGGCGAAATTGGTACAGCTTCCGGCAGTCGCGTTAGTAGCACCAAAGTTCGTAAAGCGGTTGTGCGTAATGTCGGCGTTGCTGATATACGGCTCCTGTTCGATACCAGCGACGGTCAAGCTAGCCCCACCGACGAATGTGAGGTCATGAACGCTGTACATCTGGGCTTGCGCTCCAGTAAGGCCGCTCAATCCTGTAGGCCCGAGCTGGATGCAGTTTGTCCCGGTTTGAGCACAGTCAAACGTCGCTGGCCCCTGCACATGCGTAGGGATCAGGAAAGCAAGATGACAGTTAGTCGTGGCGAACTTGTATGCCTTCCCTACGCCACTGCCTTGGATGATGACGCTTGGGACTCCAGGCCCAGCGTAGGCATTGACACTCGCCATGAACGCGGTAAGAGCCGCACCGCAGTTGTCTGTGGAATCGTCGTCTACTAGTGGTAAGCATTGGGAAGTAGGCAAGGTGGAACAGTTGTTGGAAATATAGAACACGCCAGTATTTATTCCTACTCCAGTGGGTACGGTGATGTTGGTCAGCGCCGATCCATTAAGCGCCGGGAGGTTGCCTAATAGTTTGGTCGCGTCGATAGAGGTCGCTGCTGAGATCGTTCCGGGGGCAATGAACGTAGCTGGAATGGAGAGGACAGGAGTCGTGGTCCCGGTGGCTACGGCTACTTGGTTCGCCGTGCCTGTAACACTAGTCACTGTGCCCGAACCGCCGCCGGTTCCATTACTAGGGCAGGGAATCGAGAACTTTACAGAGTTGGGATTCCCGATCTGACAATAGTATGTTCCCGCCGCCGTGAAGGCGAGGATGTTCCCATTTTGGTCGCTGTAGCCGGGATTTGAGCAGCCTGAACCCGCCGACGCATTCGCGGTGTTGTTCAAGGCCACTCCAGTTCCGCTGCACGCAGTTGCTAGAGTCGCGCTGGTGTATGTCGTCACAGTCGATCCGCATGTGCCCCCGCCCGGATTCGTGGAACAGATTGTGACGTAGGTCGTCGCTGGCCGGTTGTTATTATCCTTCGTGACTGGAACTTCGGTGATGGCCTGCCCGAAAGCTAAGCCCGATGAGAGCAGGAAGAAAACCGCGATGAGTCTGTTGAGCATATCTAGTTCACCGGAATAACTGCGGTTACCGTGTTCGACATCCCCGCGGAATTCGCCACCCTGTAGCTGTAAGTGATATTGTGCTTACTGAGTACGTCGTTGTAGGTTGACAGGCTGCAGGTGTCACTGGAGTAAATCAGTACCCACTGAGATTTTGGTCTGGGCACCCCTTGAGTTCGATAGACATATTGGGCGCAACTCATCCAAGTGAGCGTGACCGTGTGGATTGACGCCAGCAATGCGAGCAGAACTCTACAAGCCAACATAAATTCCTCCGCCTTCGCCAGAACCGTTGAACATTCCGGCCTGCCCCGGCGATCCCTGCTCCCACTCCGGCTCGCAAAATACGACACAGTTTTTCGAGATGGCTGCGGTCGTTGCATTACCCACCGAAACCGAAATACCCAGCAGCCACGGGATGTTGACCGAACCCGCATCTCCGACCGCGACCAGATTTTCTATCGCTGCATAGAACTCGTCCGGCGGTTCGATGTTCATCTGGCCGAGCGGTGGGTTTTGAGTGACGTTGCTGAATGACATGGGTTACTTAACGACCGAACCGAACTCGTGATAGCCAAGCATTCCCACCAGAATCCAGAGAGCTATACCGCCTCCCAAGCGTTGCCGCCAGTTTGGTGAAGCAGGCTCATAATAAGCCCAAGAACCGAATACGATGCAGAGTACGTAAATGGCCCAGAAAAAATAAGCTAGTGGCATTGTTATTTCCCTTCTTGAACGATGTCCACGGCCTTGACGACGACCGCCGCTTTGTTGACTGCATCCTGCGCCCCCGGCAGTGGCATGATGTCCGAAGTGCCCGGAATTTTGCCAGCATAGGCACGAGAGAGATTGGCTCCGAGTCCGTTCATAAACTTGAAGAAGAACCCGTAGAATTTGCTGGAAGTGGAATCCGGCATGGGGAGGGCGCTGATGAAGTTCGATGCCAGAATGTAAATGCCGAGCGTCCAGTAGGTCGGGTGCGCTTGCATTGAAGCCGTGAGCCAGCTCATGCTTCAGTTAGACGGCACGGCCCACTCCTTCGCCGTTGCGGATCGCCGCGATGCACTTCGTCACTGCACTCTCGAATCCTTGGCCTTCGTTTCGGAAAAGCCTTGCGCGTTTTGACCAGTACGACTTTTCAGTTCCACGCAGAAATTTCCAATCTGAATTGCCGGACAGGAGTACCGAACAGGGAAGTCCGAGAGCTTGGGCGAGCCACCCAGCACCGTTGTCCGTTGATACAATCCCGTCCATATTAGCCAAGAGCGCTGCGGTTTCTTCCCAATTCTCAAACTTCGGATTAAGAACCGGTTCACCCAATCTCGAATTGTTTCCATGCGAATCTCCCATCCAGCAATTGACCCAATGCGCTTTGTCCGAAGTCGAGAGCACAATCCGCATCGCCTGCGATTCTAGCAGCGAGCGAAATTTCATCCCACCCTCGAACAGTTCGTTCGCTCCCCAGATCAGTCCATAGGTCGGGAGCCAGTCCGTGCGCTTAACTTCGTAGCGTTTCTTCAGTTCGGGATCGGGCACGAACCATGTTGGGTACTCTGGAATCTGCGTCGGAATCGCTTCGAGAGCGGCCGGCAAACTGAAAACCGTTGTCCAGTAGTTGTAAACGTATCCCGGCTCCGGGATTTTGCCTTGCAGCCACGGCACGCGCTGAAACAGTGGCATGAGTCCGCTGATCGGCGGAGCGGCGTCGGGATAGTAGCGCCAGTCCGCACCGAGCTTGTCGAGTTCTGGAAGCCATCGTGAGTACGTGATTCGATCTCCAGTTCCACCTTCCCCGATAACAAGCAGTTTGTTGTCCGGTGCGATCAGGCGTTCTCCGAGCCACAGCGGAACGTCGGGAGGGACTTGGAACATATTGCGGGCCCCGAACTTCGTCATGGGCCGCGCTTCGTCGTAGAGCGGCCACGCATCGCGCCAGTTGCCGTTTCGCAGTAGCGATTCCATCCAGCCGAGCTTCAGATAGAAATAATCTGGGTCTGCGAGGAAGGCTTTCCGCACCATGACCGAACTCTCTGCGAAGTGACCGAGGTCTTTGAGCACCATGCCGAAATTCATGTTGATGCCCGAATCGCTGCAGACTTCCACGCCGGGATCGCTCGATGCGAGTACATCAATTTTCGTCAAGGCGGTACTGTACATACTCAGAGCTTCATCCGCTTCTCCAACCGTGAACAGGCAGGATGCGAGATTCGAGAGCACTTCGGGGTTATCGGGTTTCTGCTGAGCCATCGCACGCCACTGAGGAAGCTGGTCGTGCGCGAGTTTCTTGGTCATCATCTGACCCTGCTCAGGCATTGAGAATCACCGCCCTGCCGCGATAGCCGCGTGAACTTTGTCGTTCCATCCCCATTCGTGAATTCTACGGACCAGGTTATTGCGATGCGTTTTGAGTTCTTCCGCAGCTTTAGTCTGGTTGAAATCGTTTTTCTCCAATGCCCACCATACATACCACTGTTCAAAATTGGAGAACCGCTGCGTCAAGGCCGATTCCGCGCTCAATCCTCAAATTGTCTATGTCAGGCATTCATCCCTCGCAAAACGAATTTCATGTGACGCTTGATCTTGACGACCGCAGCCCGTTGCCCGCGCCCTCCGCGCCCGTCCGCAGGCGGCAGAGCCATAGTCGTGACTGGCCGTGATCCGTCTGGTTTGTAATCTCCATAGGCTACGGCTTGGCTTCGAAACACGGTGGGGCCGAGCTTGTAGTCTTTGGTTCCGCGCTTGCGCTTGCGCCAGCCTTTCCCGTGGGGGTCGGAGCCATCGACGAGCCAGAGTATCCAGCCTGCGAGGAGTCCTTCTTCGCGTCCATTGGTGGCATGGAGTTGCTTAAAGGTGCGGAGCATGTGCTGGCGGAGGCCGCTGTGTCCCATGAGTGTGGCGCACTCGGCAAAGTCTCTACACCTAGCATATTGCCAAAGGCACGCTCCAAGCGAATGGTTGCCAAACGCTGCAAGTTCGGCTCGTTTGAGGACAGCATCAATTCGATCAATCGAAGGTATTGGTCCGAACTCAGCGAGTCCAGCCAGTTTGTGTGCTGATTTGTGTAGGTCTTCTTCGGCACGGTGCCCTGCCTTTCCAAAAAGTATTGACAATTCCGTAGGACGTTTTTGTAAGACGGCGTAGAGCAGCATGATTTCCTGATCGCGGGGATTGAGCAGGTTCACGAGTTCGGCGAAGCGCGGCCAGTCGTCGCGGGCAAAGTCGGCGATCTCGTACTTGTCGAGAGCGGGGCCGAGGGTTTCAATGGAGCCAATGGCGGAGATTTCTTCTTGGATCATTTCCAGTTTTTCGGTGTACGTACAGCTTTGTCATCGAAGTAAAAATCGGCTGGGGGTTTGAAGTTGGTAACGTCGTGGAACCGAACGTCGTGATTTTTCAGGTGCCACGCGATGTTGCTGTGTTGCTCAATGGGTCGCGCAGTCAAAACGATCACTCTGAATTTCCGGTCGTAGAGCAACTGGCAGAGTTCGCGGCCACGGGGTAAGACTGGCCCCAGGCGGGAGTTTCCCCACGCGGTATCGTGGAACAGGATCACCGAGTCGAGATCGACACAGGCGCAGCCAAGTACGGAGGGCGTGGCAGTTGCAGCATACGACATCACATCTTGCCATTTCTCGGCGTAGGGCGATTTCCGAGAGCTTCTTGCCATCGGTGCCGAGGTTGAAGTATTTGCCACGGGCGGGGTCATGGTCGAACTCCATCTGGCAGTAGCGGTAGAAGAAATGGCAATCGGCGCACGGGTGGGTTTCCTTCCACGATTGCATGAGGCGCGTAGCTTGGCGCTGTGACCACAATTGCACAAGGTAGCACAGATTTTACTCTTGACAAGCCAATTAGTTGCGGTATCGTGTTAGCTTCCGTGTATACAAAACTGTTCTCATCCCTAACGGATTCTACTATTTGGCGGGAAGAAGACCACACTCGTTTGGTCTGGATCACCATGTTAGCGATGGCCGACAAGACTGGGCATGTGATGGCTTCGGTTCCCGGCCTTGCGGATCGCGCCAGAGTCTCGATTGAGAAGACCGTATCGGCTCTCGAAAAACTGGCCGCGCCGGACAAATGGAGCCGCTCGAAGGAATGCGATGGGCGAAGAATCGAGGAGATCGGCGGCGGGTGGTCGCTCATAAACTACACAAAATACAGGAGAATGAGAAATGAAGAAGAACGAAAAGAGTACATGCGGAATTACATGAGGAACCGCCGTAAACAGGCTGTTAACAAAGTTAGCAATGTTAACTCCAGTAAGCCGCCGTTAGCCCAAGCAGAAGCAGAAGTAGAATATAAAGCAGTAGAGGGGTTGAAAGCAGAGAATACTAAAAACAAGATTCATAAGGGGGGAGGTTTTGCCGAAACCGCAGAACCGCGCCCGTTCGAATTGGCAATTAAATTTCTCGAAATGATTGGTTTACCGCAAACCCCAGCAAATCGTGGAGTGGTCACGGAGGCGATTAAGGCAGAGGCGAAGTACAGTGGCCGAGAGGCCGAAGCTGTGTGTACCCAGTTAGCCTCGAAAGTGCTGGATGATCGCGAAGCGGGTGTTCCAATCGACAAGTTTTATTTTGAAGATTCCAAGTGGAGGAGAAATGGCAATGGCGGATTTCACGAGTCGAAGGAACAAGCCCGACAGCGCAGAAACAAAGCCGTGCTTGACAAGTTTACAGTTCGCAATGTTGCAGCGAGCGGCTAATCTTTTTGGGAAAGATATGACAGAATCGGAAACCGAGGTCTGGGCCGATATACTGAACGGCGTTAGTCAAGACGCATGTGAATACGCTTTTGAGAACTGGTTTCGAAACGGGAAATTCTTTCCACGCCCAGCGAACATTTTGGAGTTGGTGCAGACATACGCTTCCAATCAACCGAGAGAAGTTTGCGACGATGCCTGCAAACGCCGCCACGGACGCGGATATGACACGAATGATCTGCTTTGGCTTTGGAAGAAAAGACAGGCGTCCGGTGCTACGAAGTGGACGAAAGCGGATTATGAAGCTGCGATGCAGGAACTCGATTCAAAGCGAGAAGGCGGTGCGCCACTGTGGAGGAAAATCGCATGAAACTTGACGACCAACTGCTGCGAGAACTGACGAACGAGCGGGAATGGCCGAACGGATTTTCGGCAGCGCCCGTGACTTATGCGATAAAAGCGCAGGTGCCACTCACTGAACTGGCCGCGAAGGTTCTGGAGAACGATCGGGTGCGGATCGAGGAGCGCAAGTGGCGCGGCGGGAATAAGCCGTGAGCCAACTTCAAGAAGAATTTTCGCAGTCCGCAGCTCTGTTAATTCAGAAAGCCGCTGAGCTTGGCTACGGTGTCACTCTGGGGGAAGCGTGGCGTACACCGGAGCAAGCGGAATGGGACGCCGCGCACCATACTGGAGTTGCCGATTCGCTCCACTTGCAACGACTGGCGATAGACCTGAATCTTTTCAAAGACGGAGAATTCCTGACAACGCCCGATGCCTACGTAGAACTGGGTACTTGGTGGAAAACATTGGGGCCAGCCTATCGCTACGGCGGAGACTTCGGGATCAAGGACTACGATCACTTCTCGATTACACCTGATGGCATCCACGCATAAACCCCCTCTCCTCACTCCTCCGCGCCTCTCAGACGGCAAAAGTTAGCCCGCAACCTTACGCAGGAATGGGCGCCCTTGCATTGTAGGGCGTGTTTTACGCACAGTTCCGGCC